AACAGTCCTCCCGTGGCTGCCTCCGGTCAATCGCTCGATATGATGGTGCTCATGAAGCGCCCCGTCATCATCCTCGTCGTCGTCGTGCTCGCCGTCGGCGCGCTCTACCTGTCGGGGCGCATGGACACAAGGCTCGCCCATGTCGGTCTCAACTACACGACGTGCGTCCAGTACGGCGCTGGGGCCATACTCTGTGGGTCGGCGGCGAAGGATGCTCAGCAGCGGATGGCCGATGTCGGACAATGCATCCCGTGGATCTCCGGCGCAGCGCAACAGGGGTGCAGCCCGGCCTTCGAGGTGAAGCCCGGTATGGCGCCGTGAAGATCACGTGCGGCTAACGCCGTAGCACGCGTTTGAACGGGCCGCTGAGACGCTACCGCACCTGGGACGAACTGGAGGCCGCCGGCGACCTGGACGGGCTCGTGTGGGAGTACGTGGCTCACGAGACAGCCTGCCCCGTCGGCCGGGCGTTGCACGGCCGCCGGTTCGCGAACCTAGCTGAGGTCTACGAGCACCTGCCCGGCTTCAACGAGAATCCGTCGTGTACGCGGCGGCCGTGCGCGTGCACGGCGCTGCCGCTCCGCGTCGGCTAGGCGGCGGCTTTCGCGGCGAGCGCGCCGCCCTGCGCGACCACGGTGCGGTGCTCGGCGCGGAGCTCCTCGCGGAAGCTGTTGATCGTGCCGCCGTCCGTGAAGACCATGAGCGTGTTGTTCTGCGCTTTGAAGCCGGTACCGCCGGCCTTCGCGGAGCCGACGACGAAGACGCCCTCGCCGGAGCCGGACAGGTTCGTCGAGCCTTCGAAGCCGACGACGTTGTCGAGGACGCCGCCTTTCGTGTGCGTGATCTGGTGGGTGGCGGACGTGCCGACCGCGAAGCTCGAGTTGTACGCGGCCGGGTCGGTGGCGACATCGGAGGCGAGGATCGCCCGCTCGTGCACGCCACCGGCCTGCGACTTGTCAAGGGTGACCTGGACGGCGACCTTCGGGTTCTCCGCGAGCCCCATCAGTAGGCCGTTGAGTTCGTCGTCGTCGTAGCCGAACATGTTGAGGTCGACGGCCTGCGTCACCCGTGAGAAGAGGTAGGCGAGGACGCCGTGGACGTCGTCTCGGCCGACATAGAAGAGCGCGTGGTTCTCGGACTGGGTCGGCGGGTAGCAGCCGGTGTCCTTGAACTGTGCGAGGTCTGCGAGCGTGAACGTCAGCAGATTCGGCGCCGGCTTGCCGGTCACTTCGCGGGCGTGACCGGCTGCTTGGCGAGGAACGCGTTCGCCTGGACGAGGAGGTACTTGCCGACTGCGTAGGCGCCGGCGATGGCGGCGAGCTCGAGCGCTCTAAGGTCGGTGACTGCGGGTGCGACGGTGTGGCCGAGCGTGACGGCGGCGAGGAACGCCTGCGCGAACGTCGCGCCTGCGCGCTCTGCCGCGTCGATGAGGGTTGTCTTGGACGGTGTCACGGGGTTCCTTTCAGTGGGCGAAGGTGTAGACGAGGGCGGCGGCGGCGGCGAGCGGGACGATCACGACGAGGAGCTGCGACACGATGGCGGGGTAGATGACGTTCACCTTCTAGAGGTGGCCGGTAGCGGTGAGGATGGTGACGACGACCGCGCCGACGGCGACCACGAGCCCCGCGAACCGTTCCCGCTTCGAGAAGCTCCGGTCTGACTTCGTCTCCGTGGCCGCCAGCGCCGACGCCGTGGCCGCCAGCTCTGTCGCCTTCGTCTCAAGTTCCAAGCGGCGACGGGCAGCATCGGCCTCGAGCGTCTCGGCGGCGACCTGCACCGCGAGCGCCGCTGCCCGGCCTTGCTCCTGCAACGTGCGGACCGCGGACGAGAGCTTCTCCAGGCCCTCGATGACCGCCGCCTCCAACGCCTCGACAGACTGGGCGAACCGTTCGATACTCCCGTTGATCCTCGCGATGCCCTTCGTGTGCGACTCGAGGAGCGCGTCAATACGGCCCTCCTTGAGGCCGCGGTCGTAGTCGCTCATCGGCGGACCCACGCGGGAAGGGTCGACGCTCACTGTGGCTTGGCGTCCGGGTAGTGGTCCGCCTTTTGTGACGTTCGCCTTCGCCGGCGCGACGGCTTCTGGGATGGCGCCGCGTCGGGGTAGGGGTCAGCCGGAGTGACGTTCGCCTTCGGCTGCACCGGCTGCACGATCGGCTTGACCGGCGGCGCGTTCGGCACATGCTTCTTCGCCTGCCGCGCGTTCGTCGGGAACCGCAGATACGTCTGCGGAAGCCTGCCGTCCTGTGAGACACGGACAAGCTCCGGACCCTTCTCCTGGCCGTGCGAGACGGTCAGCGGGTCAGGTCCTGCCTCGACGATCAGGGCGGTGTGCCATCCCGCCCCGGGCCCGTACACGATCACGTCTCCCGGCTTCACCTGTGCGAGCGGGATGTGCTTGCCGTGGGCGAGCAGCGTCCTGGTGTAGCCCTGCCCGTTGTAGCCGAGCCCGTTCGGGTCGGGTGCGCCGGCGAGGAAGTAGCAGAGCGTCACGAAGCCGGAACAGTCCGTCGTCAACGGCAGTGTCGCGGTGAGCGGCATCGGCCGCGTCTCGCGGTAGTGGATCTGCGGCTCGTTCGCGACACCCCATCCCCGTGCCCACTTCACGATCCCGGCGCGCGTGTCGCGCGTGACCAGCTTCTTCAGAGTGGCGAGCATCGGTCTAGATTCGGCTCGGGCCGCTGTCCAGGTGGTGTAACGCGGTTACGAGTAGTCGCCGGTGAGGTTCTGCAGGACGGCGACCATCGACTGCATCAGCCCCTGGACGTGCGAGAGCTTCTGGGCGTCCGTCAGCGTCGCCCAGGCGGCGAGGTCGGCTTTGAAGTTCGCGATACCCGCCTTGGCTGCGGCGTGGAGCTGCTCGGCTGCGGCGGCTACCTCGTCTGTCGTCGTGAACGTGGCGGCGAGGTTCGCGGCGGCCATCTGTGCCGGGACGGCTGCGAGTTCCGCGGGGGTCGCCGGGGCTGCGGCGGCGGCTTCGGCTGCGGCCTGGTCGATGGCGCGTTGTGTGAGCTCGTCGGCGACGAGCGGCACGACCGTGACGCGGTCGGGGATCCCGGCTGCATCGACGGCCTGGTCGGCGAGCGCGACGAGGGTCGCTGCCGCTTCCTCGCTCGTGATGTTCCCGTCGGTGCGCTGCTTGAGGACGGCCTCGACCTGGTCCTGCGTGTACGCGACCACTGCGTCACGGTCAGGGGTGGAGCAGTCGACGGCGACCTTGACCGGTGTGTTGTCAGCCATTAGGTGCTGCCCATCCCGTTGAGGACGGCACGGCTTCCGGTGACGAAGTTCGCGCTGGCGCCGCATATGATCGTGATCCGGTTGATTGCGGCGCTGTTGCGCCACCAGCCGCCGAGCAGGTAGTCGCGAAGGCCGCCGGTCGTCGTCCCGACCTTCGTGGATCCGACCCCCGTGCATGCCTTGTTGTTGCCGGCGTTCAGGTAGTCGGGCAGCCAGATCTGGTGGCTGCTGTACAGGTATGCGGCCGAGCCGACGCCGGGGCAGTCGCCCAGGTAGAGGTTTGTCCCGGCGTACGATTCTGCGTAGGTCGTCGCGGCTGCGGCAGCGATCGCCAGCTGGTAATCGTAGTTTGCGCCGCCGTCGTTGTTGAACCGCATTAAGATGTTCACGGCGGCCGCGGCGTTGTCCGAGCGGAGGGAGAGCACGAGCTGGAGGTGCGCGAACGTTGCCGGGATGTTCGAGAAGTCGATCGACGCGGCCGACCCGCCAAGGACGGCGCCGGCGATCGGCCTGACCATCCCGAAGTCGAGGTCGTCACGGATCAGGTTCCACCCCGCGCTGGTGAGGACGTTCCCGGGGGAGACTGCGGGCGGTACTAGGTAGCCGGCCATCTGTCTCTAGATTCGGCGCGCGCCGGTCAGAGGAAGGTGTTGGGGCCGTCGAAGACGCTCATGTCGAAGACGATCGGGGTGAGCGGTGACGCTTTCGACAAGAGCCACGTCGCCGAGTGGCCGCCCTGGTTGTCGATCGTGTGACTTATCGAGTCGATGTGGTAGTCGCCGCTCGAGCCGCCGCGCGACTCGGTCGCGGTGATCCGATCGACGAGCTCGCGCGTCAGCGCCTGCGTGAGCAGGTCGGCGGTGCGGTTGTCGATTGTGAAGTCGCGCGTCGGCGGCTTCGGCGAGACGTTCTGGGAAAGGACCCAGGCTGCGAGCGCGTCGGCTTGCGAGTCGGCCGAGAGGTAAGGAGTCGAGATCGCGGGGAGGTCGTTGTACCCGCTCTTCGCGACCCCGGCCGAGCTGACCGCGGTCGCGGTGTAGCCGGTCTGGGTACGCGTGACGACGACGCGGGTGTACGCCTGGTTCCAGTCGACGCCCGGCTCGGCGCCGGTGAACGTGTCCGTGAACGTGTGCACCGACGTGCGTGTGAGCCGGTCGAGGCGGGACCGGTAGGTGGCCTTGCCTGTCCCGGCGACGAAGAAGACGCCGCGCTCCGCCTCGAGCAGCCCCTGGATCAGGTCGAGCCCGGTCTTCGTCCCGTCCGCGCTAAAGTCAGGGATCGAGTCGCCGACGCCGAGGTCGCGCATCCCGATGTCGGTTGCGCCGACCGCGTCGAGGATCTTCCCTATCGCCGCCCCCGTCGTCGTGACACCTGTGGAGGCGATGATCGGGGTCGCGCGCTGCAGCCAGTAGAACAGGTCGACACAGTTCAGGCGTGTGATGCCTCGCCGCCCGGACGGCTGCCACGCGAAGTCGTTGACCCAGCCGTAGAAGAGGCCGAACGTGCCGACGCCGGCCTGGGTTGCGGTCAGCTTCACCGGGTGCAACCGGTCTTCGAGCTGGCCGTAGAGGGGGCCGGACGCATTTTCGGGGTTGAACAGGCCGGCGGGGTCGCGCAGGTCGACGGATGCGCTGCCGGCGAGCATCGTGTCGAGTTTGTTCGAGCGGCCACGGGTGACGGTCGCGGTGTCGAGGATCTTCGAGACGTCGTCGTAGGTGCCGCCGAACGATGCGTCCAACGGTGAGACGCCGAAGACGTCTGTGCCGTCGAAGAGGGAGTGGTCGAAGCTGAGGAGGCCGACGTTGTAGGCGCTCCAGGAGACGTACGCGTTGTAGGAGGCGCGAGCGACCGCGGCCATCGTCAGCCCCGTTGGATGGTGTAGCCGATCTGGCGGGCCTGCTCAGCGGTCATCGCCGGGCCGATCGCCTGGGCGATCACGCGGTCGTTGACCTTCACGATGGTGACGACGTGGCTCGGGCCGCCGCCCCCGTTCGCGACCATGTCTTCGAGCGCGGCGGTGAGCTTCCGGTCGAGGACGGTCTCGCCTGGGGTGACACGGGCCATGATCGTGTCGTTGCGGCCGACGTACTGGCCGGGGATCTTGCCGCCGGCGGCGGCCGCGATGTTCGTGCCGAACGGTGCGGTGCGCAGGACGCCGCTCACGATCTTGTCGTAGGTCGAGGCGCTGCCGCCGACCTGGCCGGTGACCGGGTTCACAAGGCCGGTCGTGTCGACGCCCAGCTTCGCGAGCGCGTCGAGGTAGTTCTGCCACGTGATCAGGTGGTTGGTGAGCGACAATCCGAGGTCGTCGAGGTGCTGCTGCAGCGCGACCTTCTGGTCGTCGTTGATGTTCTGCAAAGCCTGCGCCTGCGCGTCGCGCTGATCCTGGTAGGCCTGCTCGAGATCGGTCTCCTTGTCCTGGAGCGCCTGCTTCTGCAGGTCGCGGGAGTCCTGGTATGCCTGCTGCTGCGCGGTCGTCTGCGCGTCCTGCGCGACGCGGCTCGCGTCGGCGGCGTCCTGGAGTCCCTGCTGCTGCGAGTCGAGGCTGGCCTGGTTGATCGCGTCCTGGGCCGTGGCGACGGCCGCGACCGCCGTGTCGATCATCGCCTGCGTGACGATCGTTCCCGTCGCGTCGGTTCCGCCCAGGCCGACCTGCTGCATCGTCGAGAGCGCCGCCTGCTGTGTTGCGAGGTCGGTCGTCCGCTGCACCGCGGCTGCGGTCGCCACCGTCGCCGCCCGGCCGGCGATGAAGTCGGCGAGCGCCTTCTCCTCGGGCGTCTGCGCAACAACGAAGCCCTGCAGCCCGGTCTGGGTCACCTTGTCGAACGCGGCCTGCTGCAGCGAGAACGCGGTCTGCATGTCCTTCAGGTTTCGGCTCGTCTCGGTGTTGAACGTCTTGACCTGGGCCGCGTAGTTCTGGTCGAAGTTGCGCAGGATCGTCGACACGTCGAGCGACAACGCCCGGTCGAAGACTTGTTTCGCTGCGGCGGCGGCGGCTGCGACAACCTTGGCGTTCGCGGTGATCTCGGTGTTCAGGACCTTGCCCCACTTCGTCAGCTCGACCTTGTCTTGCGCGAGCGCGGCCGGGGTCATGTGGATGTGGAGGGAGTCCTGGATCGCCTCGATGTGGGCGACCGCGTTCTTCTCGACGGGGTCGAGGGTGGCGGGGAGGCCTTTGAGGGTTGCGGCGATGCCGCCTTGGGCGCTGATGATCGTCGCCTGGGTCGCACCGACCCACGGAGTCTTCTTCGGCTTTGTCGCCGCAGCGCTGCTCGCGCTACCCGCGGTCTTCGTCAGGTCGGGCCCGTAGGGCGTCTTCGTCTGCGCGATCAGGTAGAAGCGCTTGATTCCGACGAGATCGCCGATGTTCGAGAGCAGGATCGTGTCGGGCGGCATCCCGGGCGAGTAGTACTGCATCACCGTCGCGCCCATGCCGGAGCCGCCGGTGACGATGCCAACGTGCCCAGGCGATGCGTAGCTTTTTCCGACCATGAAGACGACGTCGCCGGGCTTGGCGTCTGACGGGTTGATCGTGTCGCTTGTCCAGTTGGTGCCGGCGTCGGTGAACCACTGCGTCTCCGAGGTTCCGGGGAAATCCTTGAAGCCGTTCTGGACGAAGACCTGGTAGATGTAGCCGGAGCAGTCGAACTTCGTGCCCGGCTTCGCGATGCCGCTGTGGCCGCCGCCGGTCGCGTAGGTGCCGCCGGAGCCGACGCCGAGTCCCTTGGCGGCGGTGACGAGCCCGAACGCTGTCCCGCCGGACTGCGGCTTCGCGTTTTTGTCGCCGGGGAAGGCGGTGCTGCTACCACCGCCGGGAAGCTTGGCCACGGAGACGCCCAGAAGCTTCGCCGCCTCAGCCGCCGACACGTCCCTGCCGTTCGCGTTCGTGTCGGCATCCGAGACGTACCAGCCGCCATTGGCGTAGGAGACGACCTGTTTTCCGACCTTGTAGCCAGCCCCGGCGCCGGTCTCCTGGAGCTTGTGACTGCCGATCTGGGCGGGCATCGTGCCGCCGCCGAGAGCGCCAGCGCACATCTTCGAGAGGACCGCGATGCCACCCATGACGGCGAGGAACCCTGGATCTCGGGGTTTGCCATGAACAGACCAATCGAGCCCGCCAAACCGGCTTCACCGAGAAGCGCAGGGATCGCCTTGATCGCCAGTCCGAACTTCCCGACGGCGCCCGCCCACCCGAAGATGGTCGCGGCGAGCTTCAACGCGACCAAGTCCTCGATCACCGACTTCCAGCCGCCGAGCGCCTTCACGACCGGCTCCGCGACCTTCAGTACGTCTTCCGTCGCCGTCTTCGCGTCCCTGAGCGCGGCGGCGAGCTCGTCGACGACCTTCTTGACGTCGTCGGTCACCTTCTTCTGGTTGTCCGACTTCGCGAGCCACGCGTCGACTTCGGTCAGGTACTTGTCGACGACCGGGAGCAGGCCGGTGCCGATCGACTCCTGCAAGTGCTGCACCTCAGCGTGGAACTCGGCGATCTTCCCCGCCGGCGAAGCCGCGTACGCGGCCGCCTGCGCCTTGATCCGCGGCAGCAGCTCGTCGTACATGACCTTGCCCTTCTCCTGGGCCAAGGTGAGCCCGTCGGCGGCGGCCTTCGCCTCCCACTGCGCCTTCGTCAGATCGGGGAGCACGATCCCGAACTGCTTGGCGGCGCGCGCGTTCCCCTCCTGCAGCAGGATCAGCTGCTTGGCCGCATCAGCCAGAGGGATGCTGCTCGCGCGCGCGAGGTTCTCGGCCTGATTGAGTTCGTCGAGCGCCTTCTTCGTCGCGCCGAACGCGGTGACGAGTTTCGCCTCCGCGTCACGCGTGTCGTTGTCGTTGAAGCCGAGCAGCCGCGCAGCCGCCGCCTGCTCGTTGAGGATCGGCGTCAGCGCCTTCACGGAGGCGTGCGCATTCGTGACCGCTCTGTCAAGCAAGACGATGCTCGTCTGCGACGCGAGCACGACGTCGATCGACGACTTCAAGGCCCAGGCGAACCCGCCGATGCCTACAAACGCGGCGGAGGTGACCACCATCGAGCGGCCGAGGCCACTCATCGAGTTGCCCATCCCGCGGAACGCACCCGAGCTGGCGTCTGCGCTCTCGACCGTCGTGACCGCGAGCTTCTTCTGTGCGTCGGCCGCAAGTTGGGCGGCCGCAACCTGAACCTCTGATCCCTTCGCCGCCCGCTCCGCGACGAGCGTGTATTGCGCCGCGAGGGCTTCGAGCGACTTCCGCTCCTCGGCGCGCGCGACGATGTTGTTCCGGGCCTGCTCGTCGACCGAGAGCTTGACCTTGTCGATCGCTGCGACCGTCTCCTTGGCCGCAGCGATCGCGCCGACCGATGTGCCGTCAAAAACGACGCCGACGCGATCCATCAGCTACCCCGCCTCGAGCGGGTCAACGTCAGGGTCGGCCCATTCGACGAGGCGCAGATCGGCCCGTGTGGGGCGTTCAAACGGGGCAGGCTTCCCCTGCGAGCCCGCGCCGGGGTCAGAGTGGCGGCGCTTGACGGCGAAGGCGAGATGGGCACAGAACGCGCTCCACTTCAGCCCGTGCCAGTAGCCGGGAGGCCAGCCGTACCCTCCGAGCTCGACCGGCCGGGCGAACTGGAGGACCGCCTCGACGAACGCGTGCGAGACGGTAAAGGGGCGACGTCGGCTCCGCCCTCGCTCCCATCGTCTTCCTTGGCTGCCCGCTCGTCGTCGTCGCCCAGTTCGAGCGCTTCGGCTTCGGCCAGGTTGGATGCGGTGATCGACTCCATGACCGCCTCGGCGACGGTCGGCCCCTTCACGATCAGCGCGAAGAGGATGATCAGCTCTTGCGGGCCGACCTTGATCTCTTCGACGTCGGGCTGACACTCGCGCACCATCCGCAGCAAAAGCTGCTTCCCCTCCGTGAGTGCTTCGGCCGCGTTGCCCTCTTCGATGCCGCGGACGACGTTCTCGATCCGGAGCATGACCGCGACGTCGTCGACCTCGGGGTCGCCGTCGACCCTGAAGACGAAGTCGCCGTGTTTCCGGAGCGTGAACGTCGTCTCCGCGGGCGGAGCGAACCGCCGCAGATCGAACGGCGAACCCATCAGAACGGGAGGCCGACCGAGACGCCCAGGGCTGTGACGTCGTTGACCAAGGTGATCGTCACATCCTTGCCAGTCACCTCGTCGTAGGCTGCCGCGAAGTTGAAGCTCGCACCGAAGCGCCGCTTGTTGGCGACCGGGTCAGCGTCGCCGCCGGTGTACTGGCACGCCGGCATGGAAACGCTGACCGTATAGGCGTACGTGGTCGCGCCGATCACCTTCGACGTCTTGAACCTCGCCTTCGCGGCGAACGTGGTGGCGGCCATCAGCGCGTCGTAGTCGGTCGCCGACAGGATCCGCTTCGGGATCGACCCGGTCAGCTCGGCCTGGGCGTCGCCGAACTCCATCTGGTCCGGGTAGTTCGACGGCGGCGTCACCGACAGCGTCCTGACGGGGGAGAGCGGGTTCGCGATCGAGAGGGTGAAGTCGCCGGGGACGGCGGAGCCGGTCAGCCATGTGAGGGAGAGGTCGCCGCGGCGGACCGGCGGATTCGCCGACGTCGCATAGGTGGGCACCGATGTCGTGTCGACGGCGAGCCGCTTCAGCACGAGCCCGAGCAGGGTTGCGGTCAGGGCGCCGTCGGCGGTCAGCGCGAGCTGCGACACCGCAGCACCGTTCTCCTGCAACTTGACCGCCTCGTCGGCGTAGTTCGCGATGATCTGCGCCGTCCGTGCGACGATCCCGGTCCGCTTCGCGAACACCCACTTCGACGCGCCCGCAGGCACGTTGTCGTTGATGACCTCGCCGCCCGTCGTGGCGGGATGGGCGCCGCAGCCGGTGAACGACGTCGGGGTGACACCCGTGTAGGTGACGGCGGTCGGGACGCCGGCGAGGATGAACGTGCCGGCCGCCGGGAAACCAACGGTCGAGCCGACGTTCATCGTTACCGAGTTGAGCGCGTTGACGCCGGTCGCGGTCGTCGCCTCCGGCCCCGTGACGGTCGCGCCGCCGGCCGTGAACGTGCCGGCGAAGCCTGCGAGCTCGAGCAGCCAGGTGAGGTCGTGGACGTAGCAGTTCTCGGCGATCGACCCGCCGGGCGCGTACGACTCGATGATCTTCGGGACGGCGCCGGCGATCGACCGGAGCTCGTCGGCGCGGTCCTTGTACGCAGGATTCGGCGACAGCAGCGCGGCCGTGACGGGAAGGTAGAGCATCTCGGTTGCGACCCGGTACGGCGTCGTGTTGAGGCCGATCGCGCCTTCGTAGATCGGCGACTCCTCGATCTGCAACAGGGCGAAGTCGACGGCGGCCATCAGGCGTCACCCTCGACGACAGGCGCAGGCTCCGGCTCCGGGGCAGGTGCGGGTGCGGGTTCCTCGGCTGCGGCAGGCTCGGCCGGCGCGTGGTTCGGACGGTCAGGCATCCGAGCGCTGCCAGCGTCGACCTGGACTTCGCGGAGCGGCAGCCCGAGCTCCTTCACCCTCGCGAGCGCGTCCTTCTCGGTGTCGAACCCGAGCTCGGACACGGCGACAGGCTGGCCGGGCGCCCAGACGCCGGGAAAGTCGCCGAAGTGGACCGCGTCGGTGCCCGAGTAGCCGGCCGCCTCCGCGTCCAACACGAGCGCCTTCACCTTGTCCTTGGCTGCCATCGGTCTAGATTCGGCGCGAGCGGTCATAGCGACTGTCCTCGCGCGACCGTCGGCGCCGTGTACGGGTTCGCGTCCGGCGCCAACGGGTCGAGGCGCGGGTCAAACGGGAAGATGCCGTAGAGGGGCTCGTTCTCCCAGAACGACGACGCCCTCGACGCGACGTTGCCGGACTCGAGCAGCATCACCGCGGGATGTGACCCGTCGGCGAGCGCGACCATCGTCGCGTCGTACCGGGCCCTGACGACGTCGATCTGCTCCGACGCCGACGCCGGCCCCTTCCCCTCCGGGTAGGTCGCCTCCAACGCGAGCACCAATGCGCCGTCGGCGTTCACGTTCTTCAGCGCGGCGGCTGCTGGCCCGACTGCGGGGGTGGTGAGGCCGCGCGCACCGATGTACGCGTCGATCTCGGCGGCGACATCGGCGAGCATCTGGACGATGTCGCCGGTCGATGGTTTCGAGCCTACCGCCCACGCGTTCTGGAGCGCGCCGGCGCGGGCCTGTACGTCCGAGAGGGACGCGTAGGCAGCGCCAACGTCGCCGACGGCGGGGAGCGTGTAGGTGACGACGAGGTCTTCGGTTGCGTAGGTCGGGGGTGCGCCGCCGGAGTCCCAGACGATGGTGTATTGGCCTGCCGTGCCGGGCGCAATGAAGCTGGTCCGGTAGATGCCGGATCCGGCGATGTCTTCGGTGATCCCGGCGGTGGCGCGGGCGATCGAGTCGGCGCCTTGGTTGTCACGGACGCGGTAGCCGATGGTGCCGGTGAGGCCGGTCGCGAAGTTGTCCGCGACGATCTCTGTAGCTGCTCCCGGGGCGGCGTAGATCATCGGTCAGCGCTCTCTCAACGCGACTGGACAGGCAACTGAGGCCGCTAACGCCGAGAAGCCCGCGAGGGTCGCAGGGAGCGGATATGCGGCATCCTTGAACATCGCGAGCACGTTCGGAACCGCCCCGGAAAAAGCTTGCTCTTGGTACAGCGAGCCAAAGGACGCGCCGCCAACCTGCGCCGCCGACCCGCCAACTGTGCCGAAGGCGAACGCCGCGTAGTAGACGGTCATTGCTGACAGCCCGATCGCCAGTGTCATCGTCTTCAAGCCGGTCGAGTTGAGCAGTCCAGACGTCGCGCCCGACGACACGAGCCGGTGCCCGCTCGCGTCGTAGACGCCCACGTCGCAGGGGTCGTCGACCCCTGCTGCGACGTTGACGGCGATGGCCGCGAGCGTGATCGCCATCGCCCGCGACGGCACGAAGCGAACGACAAAACCGCGATTGGCAACCGACGCGACGAATACCGGCCCCCAACCTCGCCCGGTCGGGATGAGCAGGCCGGGGAGACCTTCGTCCCTGTCGTACTGCGCGAGCGCCAACGCATCCGCGCCGCCCAATACATGCGCCGCTGCATGGGCGAGCGGCGTGCGGGCGTCCGAAAGCCGCGGGTCGGTGGGCGACACCTCAGAATGCGCAGTCATGCGGCCACCGGGACTTCAGAGAGGGCCGCGTACGCCATCAGGCGTCCCCGGGGTTACGCGTCGTCGTCGGGAGCGGCGGCGGCCTTCGCCTCGTCGCTCTTCGGCTTCGCTAACCCGGGCGGCGTCATCGCGGCGCCACGGTCGAACTCGGCCTGCGACACCTCGATCTCGACACCCTTCGCCGAGGACGTGCCCGCGGGCGGAACGACGTCGACACGCGGCGTCTTCGGGTCCCCGGAGACCTCGTGGTAGGCGTAGCCGTCGAGAAGGACGACCGCCTTGACCGTCTTCGCGTCGGAGGGCGTCATGTTAGGCGACACCCGTGATCAGGACGGCCGCGCCCGGGTCGGTGAACGCGAGACCCGGCCACGTACCGGCCGAGACGACCTTGCCCTTGGTCCGCTTCTCGTCGTACACCTGCACGTAGATCGGCGGCGTGTCGGGGCCGGCGTCGTAGGAGGCCCAGCCTTCGGAGCCGTCGGGCTCCTCGATCGCGATCGTCGCGGCCATCGTCGTGTCGAGCAGCAGCGCCGTCGTCTCGGTGATGTTCGACGTGAAGAGGATCTTCTGGAGGCCCAAGAAGGGGGCCATCGTGCCGGACTGGATCTGGCCGGTGTGGTCCTCGCGCGGCAACGCTGCGCGGAGGACGGAGTTGTTCAGGAGGTCGTCGCGGCGCTTCGTGTGGAGGACGAGGACGGCGTTCTCGAACCCGTTGTAGCCGAGGTTCTTGTTCTCGATCCACTCCTGGCACAGCGAGATGTCCTTGATGATGTCGGTGCCGGCGGTCGTCCAAACGGCCGAGGCGGCCTGCGTGGTGATACCGGCGTCGGTGGTGAGGACGGAGAGCACGTAGGTGTCGACGAACTTGACGAGGTTGTTCGCGAGCTTCCGTTCGGCGCGGATGATCCGGTCGATCTGGTTGCGGCGGATCGCCAATGCGTCGACGGGGATCTCGAGGCCGAACTGCTTGACGGCCGTCGTCTTGAGGGCCTCCGACCAGATCGCTCTAGGCCAGTCGCCGCGAGGCGAGATCTCCTCGACGTCCGTGCCGGCGTCGACGAAGATGCTCTCGGCCTGCTGATACTGCATGGCGCCACCACGAACCGAGTCCGGCGAGCCGTGCACGCAGATCTGCCAGGCGACGAGGCGCTGGAAGACGAGGTTCGCGAGGTCGCGGCTGATCCGGACAGGCTGCTGGAGCAGCGCCTGAACACTGATCGCCGGGGAGCCAGCAGGATACGTGGAAGCAGGCATCTACCTAGCCGCCGACCGTCTGGAGGAGGACGCGGCCCTTGGCGGTGTCGGCGATCGAGTCGAGCGCGATCCCGATGATGGCGCGCGTGTTCGTGATGTCGGCGGCAGACCAGGCGCCGCCGACAGCCGGAAGGGTCTTGACCCTGCCGCTGCTGTCGGTGATCAGCTTGTCGCCCGCGGTGACCGCACCGGACGCGGTGAGCAGGAAGACGCCGCCGCTCTTGATCGCGATCTTGTCGGCGGTGCCGACAAAGTCGGTGCCTTCCAATGCGACGCCGCAGACCTTGATCGACGTGGCGCCGGCCATCTGGACGGTGCCGGTCGCGACGACCTCGACGAGGGTGCCCGCGGTGATCGCTGCGGCCGCTGTCCGGGTGAACGCGGGCGCGCCACTCGGGAAGACTTCGACTACTCCGCCGGTCTTCGCCATCTCAGACCGTCGCCTTCATGCCGTGGCGCCGCTCGAAGTCGCGCTGGTACTCCTCGTCGGTCTGCGCGCCGGTCTCTTCGCCGTCGTCGCGGCCGAACTCGCGCACCAAATCGGGGTCGGACTTGAGGCGCTCCAGGATCCGGCGCGTGCCGGCCTGGTTCTCCTCATAGTCCTTCTTCCAGTCGTCGAGCTGCGCGGGGTCGATCTTCCCGGCGCGGACGGCCGCGGTGAGGTCGGTGTCGCGCTCGAGCTCGAACCGGCGGGTCTGCTCGACCTTCACGTCGGCCTCGAGCTTGCGGACGGTCTTGACGAGGTCGCTGGCCTCGAGCTTGCGCGTCTCGGCGTCGGCGGCTGCGGTCTTCGCTGCGGCCAACTCGTTCGCGCGAGCAGTCGACGCCTCGACGAGCGACTCGGGGGTGATCTCCGCGTCGGCTTCGAGGCCAAGCGTGGTGCGAACCTCGGCTGCCTGCTCGTCGGTGAGCGTGAGCTCCATCGACCTAGATTCGGCGCGAGGGCCAAACTTGGCCGCGTACTCGTTCGCCGTGGCGACCCAGCCCTGCTCGACCGGCTGCCAATCCGAGGATGGCGAGATCGCGATCGACCCGTCCCCGTTGACCGTGAATGGGACGACCCAGCCGTCGTCACCGTCCTCGTAATAGTCCTGCACGAGCGCCGCATCCCCAGACAAGGCGATGTCGGCGACCCAGAAGCGCGGATTGGTCGCGCCCCCAGTCGGCGGCCCGTTCAAAGCTTCGTTGACGTCGTCGCGCAACGCCTGGAACGACGAGTCGGGCGTCCAGACGAGCGTCCCGTCGGCTGCGGCGTTCGCACGCTTGGCCGCATCCGCTTTCGCCTTCTTCATGGCCGCGGCCTTACCAGTGTCGGTGCCGTCGTGCATGTGGCAGGCGCCGCCCCCGGAGTAGCCGGCCGTGCCCTTCATCGAGCAGACCTTCACGCCGGCCGGCAGGCTCGTGCTCGCCGCGTAGACGACATAGGCGCGCACCCGGTCGTCACGCTCGAGCGAACGGGACGCGTACAACGCGACGACGTCGTCGAGCGTCTGCACGGCCGGCAGCTTTGCGCCCAGCCAGGCGAGTCCGGTGACGACCCAGTCGTACACGGTGCCGCTCACCTGCGACGTGACCCTCGACAGCTCGGACGAGCGGGTGCGGTAGGCGCCCGCGTCGATCAGGTCGCCGAACGCGCGCGGGACAGCCTTCGCGTCCATGACAAGCTTCGCCCCGTCCCCGTCGTCGACGACGCGGGCCGTGCTGCCGTCGAGCCAGCCGACCGCGGGCATCTCGCCGGGTGTCAGTGCGGCGAGCGCGCTGTTCGCGACGAGGGTCTGCGCGTCCGAGTGGCCGATCTTCATCGGCGCCTTGATCTCCGCGGCCAACGCGACATTCGCGGCGGCGATCCGCTCGAGATCCTCGCGCGACCAAAAATCTCCCTCGGGCGGTGAGCCTTGCCCATGCACAGGGCCGCCGGTGCTCAGCACCTCGACGGCGGGAATGGTGACGGTCTCGAGGACGGGCATCGGTCTAGATTCGGCCGACGCGTCGGGCTACACTTGCGCCATGCCGAGGACGATCACCGAGAGCGTCTTCAACTACCGCGAGGACGGGACATGGTGGTTCGCGCCGGAGACGCGTGAGATGCCGACCTACGATGAGGAAGTCGCCGCGCGCATGGCCGAAATCCGGCGCGAACATCCCGACGGCGGCTACCCGTCAGCGCACGCCGACCACGAAGACGGCGAGTGCGTCGAGTGCGATGCGCTCCGCGCGCTCGACCGCTAGGGCCGCGCCGCGATCCCGTCGGTGGTGAGGAAGACGAAGCCGCCGAACGTGAACGTCTCCATCTCGTCGCGCTCCCGCCGGTCAGGGTTCGCAGCGAACGCATAACGGATCCGCTGCACCGTCTCGGACGGGTAGATCGCACCCGGCACGAGCAACACTTCGGTGACGCACCTGGCGTAGCCGAGCACCGTCTCGTACAACTGCGGGAAATCCTCGCCCGAGGTGCGGCCCGCCCAGACCGCGACGACAATGCTCGACGACAAGTCGCCCTCGACGTGAGCGAGCGAGAGGTTGTCGACCTGGGCATCGGGGATCGCGACCTCGATGACGGGGAACTCGCCTGCGCCGTAACGGGGGAGACCGCCGAATATGTAGCCGAGGCCCGGCCTGCGCGGTGAAAGGGCGCCGGCGTCGTCGGCGGGGAGGGCGAGCTGCGCGTTTCCTTCACCGTTGAAGACGGTGATCCGGGCGGGCAGGCCGGCCCGCAGCGAAGCGAGAGTCGTCCGGATCCGCGGCGCGAAGAGGTCCACGGTCTAGGTTCGACCTAGGTCAGACATAGATCGCGGCGCTCGCTTCCACCGGCAGCTTCGGTCGGTGATGCGTGGCGCCGCGACGATGAACGGGGCGGCTGACTCGTCCGAGCAACAGTCGCCCCGAAGTAGCGCCGCCCGGGTCTCGTCCCGAGGTCTCCAGCTTATGGGGCTGGCGAGGAGCCCTCCTCCACGGCGCAGCCTAGATTCGGTCAGAGGCCGAGCTGTCTGACGAGCACGCTCACATATTCGTGCGCTGCAGCCTCTACCTCGATGCGCGCCGACTCCGGCAACGGGTCAGGGATCAGCGGGCGCGGCAGCATCGTCGTCGTGCCGTCCTGGTGATATTCAGCGACGGGGTCGTCGATCCAGAGCGTCAACGTGCGCGGAGTCGTTTCGCGGCGCGGCCGGCTCGCCGCCTGCCGAAGATCACCCTCGCGGATCAGGATGCTCTTGCCTGGGAACTTGCGGGACTTCTCGGCCGCGTAGGCGGGCGTCAACGCGTCCCAGTGCGTTCCGCCCCAGCCGCCCTCGGACGTGAACTGCTCGCCCATCCAGCCAATGAAGATCGGCACGAGCAGCGGCCAGAAGTTCGAGAGGTCGGCGAGGTGGAGTTCGAGTTGCGCGAGCTTCCGCTGATAAGCCTCGCCGCCGGTGACGGTGACGTTGAAGCCGCCGGCCATCAGGCGGCCCGCCGATGGCGCGCGTACCACTCGAACTCATGCACGAGACCTGCGAAACCGTCAGACCACGTCACCACGCCGTCGGCGCTCGGCTCCTGACCCGCGACCCGTTCCAGCATGAGGCCGACCCTTGCCGGGGTCGCCTTCGCCTCGACGCCGACGATCCGGTACCACGTCCCTGCGACCGTTCGCAGCGCGTCGTGCAACTCGGGCAACTCGTAGTGCCAGTCCGCGACTGTGAAGCACGTCGAGCCGAGTGGTTTCCGGTGTGCCATCAGCCGCCCGCCGGGAGAGGGATCGCGCGGCAGCGGCAGCGCGTCCCACCGTCGCAGTCCGGGTTTCCGCCGAAGTCGGGTAGCACTTCCATGAGGTCGGCGGTCGTCGCGTACGTCGTGCCGTCGAGCTCTGCGCACGGGTCGCACGTAGAGGCGCCGTCCATGACCGCCGAGTATTCCCATCCGTCGATCAGGTCCTGGTGCGCCGCGAACGTGTCGCCGAGGCCCGCACTGAAGGCGGGCGCGACGAGGTCGGCGGCGATCGAGCGTGCGCCGAGGACGTCGATGAGCGCCTTCTCGATCGCCGCGACGCTCATGCTCGAGAGGTCGAGGCCGACCGCCTCGGTCTGCACTTTGATCGTCAACTCGCCGAGGCGCGTGCGTAGCCGTCCTTCGAGGATCGAGTCGGAGAGGACGACGAGGTGCGGCCGCGGCGGCGGCGGCTCGTCGGGCGGTTGCGCAGGTACCGCGAAGCGGCGCTCGTTCGCCCTGACCGGGTAGCCCATCGACGCGAGCTCGTTCAGCGCGTGCGCGCGGCCGTGTTTGCGGAGGTCGGCGAGGATCGCGACCATCCTGGGTGTCACCTCGAGCCGGCCGCCATGCCCGGCCGCGACCAACGCGGCGAGGCGTGCCTGTTCGCGGCGGATCTCCGCGTCGAGGAAGTCCTTCGCCTGGTTGAGCAGCGCGTCGATCGTCTCGACGTCGATGTGGCGTTCGGCGGCGGTGAGGCGGCGGCCGATACGCGCTTCGACGCGGGCGTGGTCGATCTGGCGGACGGTCACGCGGCAGCAGACGGCGGAACAGGCTTGGTGGCTTGCCGTTGCACGATCGACGCGTGCTCCTCGTCGAGCCGCGTCGAGAAACGCTGAATCTCGACCGGGTTTGTGAACACGACCAGCGTGTTTGCCTGCGCCTTGTAGCCGGCGAGGTTCGCTGCGCCGCGGAGGCCGATGCCTGTGCCTTCCCCCGAGTTCGACCAGTTCGTCGAGCCTTCGAAGCCGACGACGCCGTCGAGGACGCCACCCTTCGTGTGCTCGATCTGGCCGCTCGCGGTGTTCCCGACCGCGAAGACGGCACGGACGCCGGCCGCGAACGCGGCGAGGATCGCCTTCTCGTGCTTGCCGCCCGACTGCGACTTGTCGAGCGTCCCCTGGAAGTAGACGTGCTCGCTGAGGATCAGCGCGACGATCAGCGCGGCGAGCTCGTCGTCGTCGAAGCCGAACATCGACAGCTTCTCGGAGACGGTCACTCGGGAGTGCAGATACTTGAGGACACCGTGCACGTCGTCGCGGCCGACGTAAAACGTGCGGAAGTCGGTGCTGTCGCGCGGGTCGAACGAGCCTTCCCGCGTGAACTGGGCGAGGTCATCCAGGGTGAACGTCTGCAGAGTGGCGCTCACGGCCTTGTCCAGGCCAGACGTCGTCACTGGAGGATCCGCTTCCACTTGTCGTAGCGGGCGATCACGCGGGTGGCGTAGTTCGTGGCTGCGACCCCGGAGCCGTTGTAGGCGGCCACTCCGGCGTCCAGGCCGTACCGTGTCACGTTGTAGGACAGGGCGCCGGCGCCGACGCGGATGTTGCACCGCGGCAGCCAACACCCGCCGAGCGCGTCCGCCTTGTCCTGCGTGCTCCACCACGTCAGCTGCATCGGCCCCACACCCTGCATGTGTGTCGTGCCGCGCGCCTCCCTGTACGCGAGATACTTGGCCTTCGTCACCGCTCCCGCACCGACGCAGATGGTGGGGTCGTGTCCGAACACGTTATGGCCGCCGCCCGTCTCCTGGTCGAGCACCGCGCACAGCAACGCGAACGGAAGCCCGAGGAGCTTGGCCTCCTGCCAGGCGATCAGCGGATTCACGATGCCCGCGCGGCGGGCGCGAAGGATGCGCGCGCTGTCACGCGGCCCCGGCAGAGGAAGACGTGTCACGACTTCTCCCCTACCGTCGGCAGCGGCAACTGCTCAGGCTTCGCCGGGTCGGGCGCCGGCGGCGGTCTCGGTGCGGCGGGGAGTCCTGACCCTTCCGTCGGCGTCGACGCCCAGTCGTCGGGGAGGTCGGGAAGGTGCATCCGTTCACGCACGACGTCCTGCGTCTGCTTATCGGAGAAGTCGAAGCCGGCCAGCTTCAACGCCGCCATCGTCGACGACAACTGGGCCGTGTCCTCCGACATGATCTTCGACGCTTTGCAGTTCGGTGTCGCATATTCGGTGCCGAAGTTGACGTCGACGAAGCGGCGCCACACCTGCCGTTGGATCTCCAAACCGAGGTCCATGGCGACGGCTTCGACGACGAGGTAGAACGGCTCGTCCTGCACCTGGCCGACCGCCCTTGACGCCGACGGCGTGTTCCCGAGCGCCATGAACGTCATCAGGCCGGCCTGCAGGATCATGTACGAGTACTCCTTCAGGAGCGGCACCGGGTCCGGGAGGTGGGCGGGCCCGCCCTCGATTTTGATTCCCCACCCGTCGGGTGAGAGGTCGGTCGGTTCCGGGCCGGCGAACGCGAGGTAGGCGCGCTCGTGGTTGCGGATGCTGCGTCCCATCTCCTCGGCCTTGTCGATCTCCGCCTGGCCACCCGAGAGCGGATACCGGATCACCGGGAACCCTGACGCCCACCGGTCCCACGCGATGCCGGCCGAGATCATCAGCTGCTTCTTCATCTCCCACGGCCCCCACGCCGCACGCAACATGCTCGTGCCGTCCCACCGTCCCGGCTGCGCGTCGAGGACGTAGTAGGCGAGCTTCTCCGCCGGGATCGGCTTCGCCAACGTGAGGTTCTGCGTGATCTCCGCGACCTTGCCGTTCTCGTACTTGACGTCGATCACCGTCTTCGGCAGCCGCGGTGCGAGCCGGACGATCGGCCGGATGAGACGTGACGCGCCCGTCTCCTTGTCGGTCCAGGTGACGGGGTCGCCCCAGACGATCTCCTCCCACATGCACCCGTACCGCAGCTTCAACAGTTTCTGGTCGAGCGTCGCACGCCACGTCACATCCAACTGGCCGTCCTCGTCGTTGAGCCCGAAGTTCCAGCGGACAGCGTTCGCGATCAGCACGTCGACCGGGTCTTCGCTCGCGGGTTCGGCGTCCCAGACCGCGCCCTGCATCGGCAGCTTCATCATCCACAAGAGCGCCTTACAGGTCGCGTCCGAGAGGGCCATCTCGTCGTAGACGCCGAACTTCTGCGACCCCGTCAGGATGACGTTCGGGTCGGGGCCGCCGCCGGCCCACCGGTTCAGCCAGTGGTCGGAGTCGACGCCGAGCTCGCCGCCAGGCGGTGACGGGGCGGCCGCGAGGCGCCGTCTCGCCTCCGCGACGTTCTCGCGGCCGAACTGGATCGCGAGCGGGCCGAGCCTCACGGGATGTTCCTCGGTTTCGTCGGCGGGAGCGTCGGCGGCAGGACGTACTCGGGCGGCTGATGCCCTCGCGCGCTGTGGTCGGCGCCGAGCAGCACGTCGAGCGTGACGAACAACTCGCGGAGGAAAGCCTTCACGGTCTAGGTTCGACCGGGCGTGCCCGGTCACGTACCGGTCAGACCACGGGCTAGAACTTCATGCCATAGGAGAGCGTCGAGGTGACGCCGCGCCGGCTGCGCCGCTCACGGACATTGTCGCCGTCGTCGCCGATGTCGCCGGTGGGGCCGTCCTGCGCGTCGTACTCGGTCGGCGGCGGATACTTCGCCACCGCGTAGTAGGCGAACGCCCGGAGCGAGTGGTTGTGGACGTCGTCGAGCGGCCGCGTCGCACCCTTCCGCCGCTTCTGCGAGATCGGGTCGACCGGCCACGTGTTGTTCCGAAAGTGGCGAGCCAACCCCTCCGCCTTCACGCCGCAGATCACGAGCGGCTTCGGCGTCCCGATCAGCAGCCGCTTCACCGCCACAATCGACGTCTCCACCCGCATCGTCAACCGCCTCGGCGGCGTCAAGATCGAGAACCCCTGCTTCGCATACTCCTGAATGTCCGAGATGCCCGTCTGGGTTGAGCGGCCGTCGCCGGCCGGGTCGCCCCAGCCTTGCATCTTCTTCGTCCAGAACGGCGTCGTGTGTTGCGCCTGCACGCCGAGCGAGACAAGCAGTTCCCGCAACGCCGCCGCGACGAGCTGGGGCACCGCGGTCGTCCCGAACAGGTCGCCCATCTCGAGGAGCGCGACCGCTCGGAGCTCGTGCGGCGCGTCCTGCAGCACGATCACGCTCGTGCAGTCGAGGCCGAAGTCCCACGCGAACTCGACCGGGAGGGAAGGGTCGAGCGGAATGCCGGCCGCGACGACGTGCCGTTCGGTTTGGAACTCGCCGTAGACGCGGGCGCCGAGCGCGCCCTCACGGTCGATGTCGAGCTCGCGCGCCACCTGCTCGTCCGTCTTGCCGATGACGCGCTGGTCGTACCACGGCGACGCGAGCTTGCCGGGGTAGCGGTGCGCGCGCGGGTCACGCGGCGACCACTCGACGCCGGCGAGCACACCGGCGCACATCTCGCATTCGGGGTCACCCGGCTCGGCGACACCGACCACGCTGCCGCGCTCGTCGTGCTCGAGCGCCGCTGCGACGTGGAGACCCTGCGAGTAGACGGGATGGTTCGACCAGTGCAACCGCAGCACCGTCCACCCTTCCGGCCGCTCGTCCGCGATGCGCGCGTGGATGTTGTCGTCGCCGTTGACCGTCGACACGTACGCCTTCCCGTCCGGGCACGCGTCGTCGATCGCCGCGTGCACCTGCTCGCCGTGTCGGACGAACGCGGCCTCGTCGATCAACGCGAAGTCGAGCGTGGAGCCGCGGAACGGGTTGTCCTTCTGCCCTTCCCCGTAGACGACGGCGCCGTTCGCCTGGTTCTCGATCTTCGCGGGCCCCTGATTCGACAACGGCCAGAAGCGGAGGTCGCCGAGACCCGGTGTTCGGGCACGGTCGAGGCGGCGGTCGATGTAGCGGATCTTCCCGAAGAGGCTCTTGATCGTGTTGCGTTCGCCGCCGTCGTCGATCTCGGCGCCGACCGTGTGCAAGCAGCCGCCGACGATGCTGCGGTGGTAGTGCAGGAGCCAGCAGATGGCGGCGGCGAACAGCCACGTCTCGCCGATCTGCCGGGACTTCTCCGCGTCGATGTTCCGGAAGACGAGCTCGCCCGTGGCGGCCAAGTGCGGGAGGTCGATCCACGCGTCGATCGTCGCCTCCTGGTCCGGGAAGAGGCGCATCCGGAGGGCGCGCACCTTCGCCCGGATGCCGTCGCTGCCGAACACGCTCGCGATCCAGACGTGCGCGTTGATCCACCCGATCGGATCCCTGGCCCAGCGTTCGGCTTCGGTGAGTTCGATCTCTTGCTGCTCGGCGCGGGCGAACTGGAGCTCGAGCTCGCGTGCGGCGGCCTGCGCCGCCTGGGCGAGCGCGGTCACGAGCGGGCGGGCTGCCGACGCTTCGCCCGCTTCGCCGCCGGCAGCTCGACATGCCCACAACGTTCACAGATCCACGACTCGTCCTCGTGCTGGTATTCCTCGTAGGTGCCGCAGGCGGGGTAGTCGCGCCGGTACGGGTCGTCGCCGAGGCGGGCTTCGTGGCAGCGCCAGCGGGTGCGGCCGATCACGAGGCGATCCTCGGCACGAACGGGGCCGCGTGCGCGAGCGACTGCCACACGTCGATGTCTTCGTGGTAGCGGGACGCGACCGCGCGCAGCTCGTCGTCGGCGGTACGTCCGCGCTGCTCAGCGGCGGCGAGCGCCTCCAGGCGCGGCACCTGCTCCCGGGCGAGCCCGGCGCCCTGATGCCAGTGGCCCGGCCTCTTCTTGCCCTTGTGATGCTGCTCGCGCTGCCGGCGGGTACTCACGATCTAGGTTCGCCTCCGACAACCGTCACGCCGCCTTCGCGTTCTTCGCCTGCAACGTCTCGACGAGCCCGCGGAGCGGCGGCTCCAACGAGTCGCACACTGCGACGGCCTGCGCGATGATCGCCCCCCTGATCTCCGCGACCATCACCGCGACCGCCGCGTCCGACACACCCAGCCGGCGTGCCGTCTCCTTCTGCGAGCAGCCCTCCACCATCAGCGGCCCAACTGTCCGGATCGTCTCCCGGGTCGATGCTGGCAACGCCTCCCAGTCCACTACTGCCAGCAGGCCCGTCACTGTCGCCGTCCCATGCGTCGAGTCCGCGTTGGTCGTAGACGCGGTGTTGCCCATGCCGCCCCCTCTCTGACCTGAAATGGTCGATCGCGTCGTTGAGCAGTTCGAAGTAGGCGTACACCCGGAACCGGATGTGCGACCGCGAGTCGTACTTCTGAGAGGTCTTCCACAACGCGATCCGCAACACCTGCAACGCCTCCTGACGTTCGACCGGCTCGACCGGGATCCCCTCCTTCGCGAGCACCTTCTCGAGCACCTTGCCGATGAAGTCCTCGCTATCACGCAGACGGTCGTCCGGGTGGAAGCCGCTGCACGAGCAGCGAGCGTTGCCTCGTGCGGCGAGTTTGCCGCGGCCGACGTTCACATGCGCGCAGCCGCCGCGGTGCTCGTCGCGCAGATGGCCGCAGGCGCAGAACGCGAGCATCGCAGTCACGCGATATCCCACGGGAATGCGGCGTCGGCGCGGTCAGCGTCGGTCGGTTCGTAGCCGAAGGATGGCCCAAAGATGACGCGGTTCTGCGCGAGCGTGCGCGGTCGCTGGTCGTGCGTCAAGCATGGTTCGGCAGGCTTGCAGTAGCGGCACGCTGGCTCTACCCATCGCTCAGGCGCGTCGAGCGGCAGCCGGTCGCGCCACTGCAACCACCAGGTCACGACTGCCGCCCTTTTTTGAACGCTCGAAGCGCCGCCTTCGCGTGCCTCGAGCAGTAGACCGCGACCGGATCGTTTCGTCCCGTGTAGAGCGCCTCAGTCGCCGCCGCGCCGCACGTACGACACCGCGAGAGCGATCGAAGGTGTGCCATCGCTTGAGCCTGATCCGTCACGTCGTCTCGCCTTCCTCCGCCGCGATCCGCTCGAGGTCGCGGCGAAGCGACCGGGCCGCACTCCGATACCACCACCGCACGAGCCACGAGCGCGTAGCCGCCTTGTGCTCGAACTCGGCCGCGAGCGCCTCGCCCTCTGAGATCAAGTCACGCGCCACCTTCGCCTCCTTCGGTTGCGATGCCTGCGACGAGCTCGTCGATCGCACCCTTCAACCCCGCCCGCCGCTCCGACGCCGGCACATCCCGGCCAGCCCAATCCAACGCCGCCGCAAACACCAACTGCAGAAACGACTGCGCCTCCGACAACGACACCCTGTCCGTCGCCTCACCCACGAGGAGCTCGCTCAGCTTCACCATCCGCTCGACATCGAGGAACGTCGCCGCCTCAGCCTTCGGCGCCTGGTTCACGAGGAAATGGTCGACGAGGCCGTCTGTCAGCTTCAGCACATCGGCGACACGCTGCTCCCTCGTCTTGAGCGACTTCGCCATCGCGCGCTCGTCGGCGGCTTGGAGCTTCTCCGCCCACTTCAGCGTCCGAGCCCACCGCTCGACCGAGGTGGCGCTGCAGCCCATCCTGCGCGCGACCTCCGCATATGTCCGGTTCGGCGGCTCGAGGGTGAGGTAGATCGCGAATGCGGCGGCGTGGTCGTAGTCGTGGCGGCTCACGTTTGGCCTGCTTGTGCGAGTGCGGCTTCGAGCTCGGGGCCTTCGAGGTTGTGGACGTAGTCGAGGTGCTCTCGGAGTTTCTTCGGGGTGCCTCGGTCGGCTCCGCAGATCGGGCAGACGTTTTCGGGAGGGCGGGGTTTTGGTTGTTGCGCGCTCGCGCGCGGTTGTTCTTCTCTTCTCTTCTCTGGTCTTGCAGGTTTGCTTGCAAGGTTGCTTGCAGGTTTGCTTGCAGAGAAGTGGATGAAGCCCGCATGGTTGAGCGCTTCGAGGTCGTGTGTCGTTACTCTGTGGCCGAGCCGTCGAGAGAGCGCCACTGTGCTGTCGCGGAGTTGTCGCCGTGCTGTCGCGTATTCGAGCCACAGGCCGAGGAGGACGCCGCGGAGGTGGTGGGAGAGCGTCAGGAACTCGTCGTTGGCGAGCAGACGCGTGTACGTCTTGATCCACGGAGGGACGCCGGTGCGGGTAGCGTCGGGGTGTTGGAAGTCGTCCCAGCGGTCCATGACGAGCCATTGCTCGCCGGCGCCGACCTTCGGCGTGACAGCGTCGGCGCGTTTGGCTTGGAGGGAGTCGACGAGCGCTTTCGTGACCGGGACGGTCATCCGACGACTCCGGCCATGTGGGGCCCGGCGAGGTCGCTGAAGCTCGCCGTGGTCTTCTGGAACGAGAGCTTGACCATGTCGGTCGGCCCGTTGCGGTGTTTCGCCAAGTGGGCTTCCGCGATGCCCTGCTGGACGCTGTCCTCGTTGTAGTACTCGTCGCGGTAGAGGAAGACGACGAGGTCGGCGTCTTGTTCGAGGCTGCCTGAGTCGCGGAGGTCGGAGAGCGCCGGCCGCTTGTCGGCCCTGGACTCGACGGCGCGGTTCAGCTGCGACAGTGCGACGATCGGAACCATGAGCTCGCGGGCGAGACGTTTGAGGTCGCGGCTGATCTGGCCGACCTCGACGTTCCGGTTCTCGCCGGTGCCGGAGAGGAGCTGGATGTAGTCGACCGCGATCAGGGCAAGGTCGGGGTGCTG